AGGTTGCGGTACTGCACATCGTTGTTCTGGTTGATGCTGAAGCTGCTGAGCAGCGCGGTCAGCGAACCAAAGGTCACCACCGTATTGGCCTTGTTCACAGCGACCGGGCGCGGCATGGTGGGCAGCACGGGCACGGGGATGGGTTGGTCAACCATGGGGATGCGCAGGCCAATGCCCTTGAACTTGAGCAGGGGCACTTTCTTGGCATTGAAGCCCAGTTCCCAGCTGCCGCGCACGCCGGTCATCTTCTGCATCACCTGATCCAGGTAGTAGTAGAAGGTGGCGCTCTCGTCCAGGGTATCGATGGGCGAATAGACGCAACTGGTGCCAGGCGTCAGCACCCGCGCCATGCCGCAGCAGCGCAACACGGGGTCAAAATTGGGGACATTGCTGGCTTGACCCAACGGCGTGCCGCCGCCGCGCAGTGGCATCTCGAAGCTGAGCGTGCTCCACACGGCGCCCACAATCTTCTCGTCCTGGCCGAATGTGGAGCTGACCGTCTTCTGGTCATCGGTCTCCATTTCGACCGGGTTCACATCGATGTTCTGCACTCCGATCCAGTTGGCTGCGGCCGTGGGCGCAGCGTCCACAGCGTAGCCAGTCTCGATCTTGGCCGTCAGCATCTGCAGCTTGGCTTTCATGGGGGCTTACTCCTGAGTGGCTGCAGGGTCAGCGGCGGCGGTCTCAGGCTCGGGGCCTTCATCGCGGGTCATGGTGCCGTCTGCAGGGTTGAACGTGTAGCAGCCGCCTTGGGTAGGCAGCGGCGCGGCCTGAGGCACAGCTGGTGCTTCAGCAGCAGCGGCCTCGGGGTCCTTCTTCTTTGCGGTGGCCATCACTGGGCTCCTTCATTGCTGGCGGGGGGAATTGAACTGGGTGGGTTGATCGTCACGCTGATGCCCAGGCGCTGCTTCACCAGCAACAGCATCAGGTCAATGAAGCTGGCGGTGCCCATGCCGCTGAAGATGCTCAGCCCCACCAGAAACGGCAGGTCAGCGCTCAGCTTGTTGTAGGCCATCAGGAACACCGCCACGCCCCAGGCAATGCTGTGCAGAACCGAACCCAGCACCACGCGCCAGGTCAGCGCCTGGTTGCTGCGCAGCAGCAGGCCCAGGGCCAGCATCGAGGCGCCACAGCCGCCAATCAGGGCGAAGACCAGCCACAGGCTGGTGTCATCAATGGCGTTACGCAGGTTTTGCATGGCGCGTGAGTCAGACATAAAGGGCCTCCATCTCCATCACAACCCAGCCAGTGGGGCACTCGAGCCCTTTGCTGTAGGCGCTGCGCCTCGGGTAAACGGTGTTGAGCGGGGCCGGCTTCAACGCACGGCACCACTCCAGAATTTCGTGTTCGGCCTGGGCCTCCATTTGCTCGACCTTGAGCGTGGGCTTCACCTCATTGGCCGGGTTGGCTGGATCCAGCTTGCCGTAGAAGACGATGGCGAAGCGCAGCGTGCCGTCCTCGCCTTCCCGGCCAGAGTGGTTCACCCAGTCGCCCATGCCATCGGCCACCAGCGTGAAAAGGCCTTGCACCAGGGCGGCATCGCCCAGATCGGCGGGATCCATCAGGCCACGGTCAACGATGCGAGCAGGCAGCATGGCCTGCAGTGATGCCTCAGCGGCGGCCATAAAGTCCTCGCGCGCGCTCATGCTGCACCGCCCTTTGCCGAGGCTGCTGCAATGCCGCGCCGCACGGCGGCAATCAGGCCCTCATGCACCATGGCCCGATTCGCATCAGCCGAGGGTTTGACAAAGGGGTGAGCCTTGAGGCCGTGCGCTTTGACATGGCGCGAGAACGCCAGGTAGCGCGTCTTCAAGTCTTCTTCAAACTCCTCCGCCCGGCGGCTGCCAGCCCGTGGCTTGCGGAACTTGGGGTTGGCGGCGCGGGCCTTGTCGACCAGGCGGCGGCGCAGCCACTCCACGATGGGCAGGCCTGCAGCAAACAAGGGCAGGCCCTTGCCAGGCTTGCGGCCGGCATCCACCCATTTGGCGTAATCCGTCGTGGGAGCCACAAAGTACTCAAGCGGGCCGCGGCGCTCGGCCTTCACGGTGTTGGCCATCACGGTCAAGTCCTTGGGCGCCAGTTGCCGCATGGTCGCGGCCACATGCGCCACCAGGCCGGGCAAGGCGGTGGCCAGCTCGCGCTGCACCGCCCGGCCTGTGGCGTTCAGCCGGGCCGCTTGCTGGCGGGCGTTGTGCTGGATCGTCACTGCGCAGCCTTCCACTCGTCCAACAGCGCGGCGTAGAGTGCCGCGGGCGTGCTGTTGCGCGGCGTGCCGCTGTAGCCGTCGCGCAGGCTCACCGGCTTGTTGATGTTGCGCATGCTCAGCTCACGCATGGCCTCGGCCTGGGCGCGCAGCAGCAGCAAGGGCCGGTCGACCATCTGCAGCGTGGTGTCATTCGGTGTGGCACCGGTGCTGTGCAGGGCGAAGTACCAAAAGCGGAAGGTGCTGCCAAAGGCAGCCAGGTGTGCAGCAGAAGGTGCGGGGTCGAACACCAGATTGCCGCTCTGCAGGCTGACCCGGGGCAGTGCGCCAGGGTAGCCCTGAGCCCAGGGCTTCAATGGGCGGCCGCCCCACAAATGAGTCTTGTAGGCGGCCAGGTCGGGCAGCGTCAGCGGATAGACAGGCTGATCCACCTGCAGCTCGACCGAGCCTAGCAAGGTGCGCGGCCGCTTCTCGGCCATGCCCGTGCAGGCTACAGCCAGGAACCGTTTGAAGTCTGCATCGCCAGGCGCATTGAAGACGCCCGCTGCATCGTGCAGCGAACGCTTCAAGTCATCCAACAGATCGGCTTCGCTCATGCTCCCGGCCACGACTCACCTCGCCTTGCTTATTCCGGCGCGCCGGTCTTGAGCTGCGCGCGCTTCAGCTTCTCTTCCGAGATGGCAGAGAGCAAAGACTTGCGCGGGGTCTCGCTGGCCGACTCCAGGCGGTCCAGGCCGTCCAGCGTTTCATCGCTGACATCGCTCAGCAGCGCCGTGACGCTCTTCACATTGCCGACAAGGATCGCCTGCAGGTTCGCATCCAGGTCCGTTTGACCTTGGCCCTCACCATCCACAGGCAACACAGGCTCAGGCTGTCCTTCCACCGGCGACAGATACAGCTCATCCACTTCCCGGCCGTCATGGGGCGGGATCAGAACGCCACCGATGAACTTGGGCGCATCGGTGTCGTTGAAAACATAACGCTTAGGCATGTTGGCCTCGCTCCGTTGGCTATCGCTCGGGCCCGGCCGCCCCTGGCCAGACAAGACCAGGGGCGGGGCGGCTCTCGCTGCGGGGGTTATTGAGGGTCAGGCGGCGCGGGCCACGCGAGCCGTGCCGCTGTAAAGCACCAGCGAGGTGGTGGCGTTCCGGCGCAGGGTGGGCGTGTGGCAAGCGATGTACTGCTCGCCGTAGCTTTCGCCGGCACCGATGAACAGGCCAGCGGCGTCACGGGCCTCCTCGATCGGCTTCATCTGGAAGCCGCGGAGCATGCGGAAGCGCGTGTTGCCACGCTCGCCAATCACGATGCGGGTGTCGCCAATGTCCAGGCCCGGCGCCTTGGTGTTGAAGGCGGGGATGCCCTTGATGATGCCCACGCTGCCGTCCGGGCTCAGGCCATAGCCTGGCCGCGAGGCATTGGCCTGGAAGGTCTTGGCCTGGCCCAGAGCGTTGTCAACACCGCCGCTCATCAGCTGCATATTGGCGGCGTAGTAGCGGTCGTTCTCGATCACCACCTTGCGCGCACCGATCAGCGTCAGCGCCCGGTCGTACACATCGCCAAGGGTTTCACTGCCGCCCATGTCGACGTTGAACTTGGCCGCGTTGAGGGTAGCACTGCCCACCGCCGTCAGCGCCCAGCCGTTGGTGGGTGTCTGCAGCACGCCCAGCTCGTTCACAAAGCGGAACTCGCCAAGGTTGTAATCCATCACGTAGTAGAGGCCAGCGGACAGCGTTCCGCCGGTGTACTCGCTGCGCACCACGTTGTTGAGCGTGATGGTCAATGGGTTCTGGGTGCTGCCAACCTGGTTGCCCTGCAAATCGTAGATGCGGCGGGGGCGCACCACCGGGAACTGGGTCGTGACGAAGATCTTGTTGGTGCCGTTCACCTGAGCCGTCAAGGTGTCATTCAGCGGACCCACCAGCGCTTCATCGGCCGCACGCAAGATCTCGTTGTTGATGATCTTGTCCGTGTCCTCGGAAGTCATGCGGATGATGTTGGCCACGTTCTCCGCGACCGGATCGAAGTCGATCGGTGCAGCCGCCAACAAATAGCGCATTTCGTTGGTCACCCGGAACGCCAGCTTCTGCGGAAGGGGGCGGGCCTCTTCCATCTTCTGGATCACACCAGCCCGCTGGATGCCCTGGCCTTCATAGGTGCGCAAGGCTGCCACGCCAGCCGCCGAGGTGTCGCGGTAGCTGTAAGGGATGTTGACCACGTTTGCAAAGGCGTAGGTGCCCACATCCACAAAGTTCAGGCCGTTGACCATGTACAGCTGCTCGCGCAGCACGGTGCGCTCCACCACAGCCGGCACTGCCGCATCGGAAGTGGTGCCGTTGCCGCCGGCCAGCATCTTGTGCTCGGCAACCAGGCGGTGGCCGTTCTCAGCGTCGAACTGGGCCAGGGCCTTTTCGGCAAAGGCCACATTGGCCGCCAGGGGCTTGCCACCTTGGGCCTGGAAGCGCACGGCGTGCGTCACCGCGGTGAGGTTCAAGCGGCGGTCAATTTGCTCCTGCAGGGCCTTGATGCCGTTGCTGCTGTCCACCGTGATGTGCACGCT